ATGCTGGAACAAATGGGCATTGCCGCGAAGCAAGCCTCGTATAAATTAGCGCAACTCTCCAGCCGCGAAAAAAATCGCGTGCTGGAAAAAATCGCCGATGAACTGGAAGCACAAAGCGAAATCATCCTCAACGCTAACGCCCAGGATGTTGCTGACGCGCGAGCCAATGGCCTTAGCGAAGCGATGCTTGACCGTCTGGCACTGACGCCCGCACGGCTGAAAGGCATTGCCGACGATGTACGTCAGGTGTGCAACCTCGCCGATCCGGTGGGGCAGGTAATCGATGGCGGCGTACTGGACAGCGGCCTGCGTCTTGAGCGTCGTCGCGTACCGCTGGGGGTTATTGGCGTGATTTATGAAGCGCGCCCGAACGTGACGGTTGATGTCGCTTCGCTGTGCCTGAAAACCGGTAATGCGGTGATCCTGCGCGGTGGCAAAGAAACGTGTCGCACTAACGCTGCAACGGTGGCGGTGATTCAGGACGCCCTGAAATCCTGCGGCTTACCGGCGGGTGCCGTGCAGGCGATTGATAATCCTGACCGTGCGCTGGTCAGTGAAATGCTGCGTATGGATAAATACATCGACATGCTGATCCCGCGTGGTGGCGCTGGTTTGCATAAACTGTGCCGTGAACAGTCGACAATCCCGGTGATCACAGGTGGTATAGGCGTATGCCATATTTACGTTGATGAAAGTGTAGAGATCGCTGAAGCATTAAAAGTGATCGTCAACGCGAAAACTCAGCGTCCGAGCACATGTAATACGGTTGAAACGTTGCTGGTGAATAAAAACATCGCCGATAGCTTCCTGCCCGCATTAAGCAAACAAATGGCGGAAAGCGGCGTGACATTACACGCAGATGCAGCTGCACTGGCGCAGTTGCAGGCAGGCCCTGCGAAGGTGGTTGCTGTTAAAGCCGAAGAGTATGACGATGAGTTTCTGTCATTAGATTTGAACGTCAAAATCGTCAGCGATCTTGACGATGCCATCGCCCATATTCGTGAACACGGCACACAACACTCCGATGCGATCCTGACCCGCGATATGCGCAACGCCCAGCGTTTTGTTAACGAAGTGGATTCGTCCGCTGTTTACGTTAACGCCTCTACGCGTTTTACCGACGGCGGCCAGTTTGGTCTGGGTGCGGAAGTGGCGGTAAGCACACAAAAACTCCACGCGCGTGGCCCAATGGGGCTGGAAGCACTGACCACTTACAAGTGGATCGGCATTGGTGATTACACCATTCGTGCGTAAATAAAACCGGGTGATGCAAAAGTAGCCATTTGATTCACAAGGCCATTGACGCATCGCCCGGTTAGTTTTAACCTTGTCCACCGTGATTCACGTTCGTGAACATGTCCTTTCAGGGCCGATATAGCTCAGTTGGTAGAGCAGCGCATTCGTAATGCGAAGGTCGTAGGTTCGACTCCTATTATCGGCACCATTTAAATCAATAAGTTACACATCACTAGTACCTTCCTTATTTTTTGACTGGGACAAATTTGGGACCGATGGGTTCAGGATCGAGTCTATTTGCCGTGCATGTTCGGTAAGGTGATTAGGTGCGAGGTGAGCATATCGACGAACCATTTCGATAGACTCCCAGCCTCCCATTTCCTGTAACACTGACAACGGGACTCCGGCTTGAACCAGCCAACTTGCCCAGGTGTGTCTCAAGTCGTGAAATCTGAAATCATCAATACCTGCTCGTCTCAGCGCCGCTTTCCAGGCTGTGTTTGCGTCATACCGCATCTTCCTGACCGTTGGCGCTTTCGTTCCGTCTGGTTTGGTACAGCTTTCCTTGTACACAAATACCCAACGGTGATGATTCCCGATTTGTTTTTTCAATACGCGACATGCAGTATCATTCAGCGCAACGCCAATTGCGCGGTTTGATTTACTCTCTTCCGGGTTTATCCATGCCACCCGGCGCTGCATATCTATTTGTTGCCATTCAAGGTTGATGATGTTCGAGCGTCTTAAGCCTGTTGCCAGTGCAAATTCAACAACAGACTTTAATGGCTCCGGACATTCATCAATCAGCCTTTGTGCTTCATGGGGCTCCAGCCAGCGGATCCGTTTATTCTTTGGTTGAGGCACTTTAATAATTGGTGCCTTATCCAGCATTTTCCATTCACGCTCTGCGGCTCTTAGTAGGGCCTTTATAAATGAAAGATGCGTAGCCTTCGTTGCAACGGACGCTGGTTTTGGCGTGTATTCTGGAACAGGTTTCCCTTTTTTTCTGCATGCTTCTGCCCTGAGTTTCCAGTTTTCCTCATGACGCCGGTTCGTCATTTTCTGCATTGCTGAATAAATTTTTGATTCAGTAATGTCTCTTAGTTGCATTCCTGCGAAATGTTGAAGCCAGAATCCGATCCGGCTTTTGTCATCGTCCAGTGATTTTTTATGTGCTTTCTCTTCAAGCCACCTGACACACGCTTCCTCGAACGTTATATCAGGTATTTCACCAAGTTTGCTGACCCGCCATGCTTCAGCCTTTAGCTTGTCATGGAGTTCTGTCGCCTGCCTTTTGTCCTTTGTTCCAAGAGACTGTTTAAATCTTTTACCGTTCGGCAATGTGAAACTGGCGTACCATATTTCACCTCTGCGGAAGAGTGACATTTTCTTTCCTCTGTTATGCCATCACCCGCGCTCACCTGGACAGTATGCAGCGGAGACTGAAGCGCCGCAATGCAGGCTTGCCGTGTTGTGAGGTAAGGATATTTTGGCTTGGTTGGATCTTTACGTGTTGCCTGTAGGCGGCCTGTTCGTATCCAGTTGGTGGCGGTTGGTCTGGATATCTTAAGAAACTGACAGGCCTCATCGAGTGTGAGGCTGTATGATTCCATGGTTACCTCTGCTTTTTGAACGCATGTCACGTAACTTCTTAATGTGTTCTGCCGTTTCGATCTCTTCTGCTATCCGATCTGCATCAGCTTTATTCACAGGTTCAAAGTCATGATTAAAGCGGAACATGCTGGCGATACATGTTCTGCCTTTTCGGATGTAGTGAACTTTGTTGTGGGTAGAACGCAGGATTTTGCAGGGAGTGCCGTGGTGGTCGACGTACCAGGTGTTAGGAAAAATGATTCTGAACATTTTTACACCTCAGTTGGACGATGTTGAAATTTGCTGCTTTGAGGCCATCACAGTCCCCATTGTTTGTTCTTAAGTTCGATCTCCTCCTGGCAACTTGCACAAGTCCGACAACCCTGAACAGCCAGGCGTCTTCGCTCATCTATCGGATCGCCACACTCACAACAATGAGTTGCGGATACAGTCTGGTAGTTCAGACGACGCATTTTTATTGCTGTATTGCGCTGTAATTCTTCGATTTCTGATGCTGAATCAATGATGTCTGCCATCTTCCATTAATCCCTGAATTGTTGGTTAATACGCTTGAGGATGAATGCGAACAATAAAAAAGGAGCCTGTAGCTCCCTGATGATTTTGCTTTTCATGTTCACCGTTCCTTAAAGACGCCGTTTAACATGCCGATCACCAGGCTTAAATGAGTCGGTGTGAATCCCATCAGCGTTACCGTTTCGCGGTGCTTCTTTAGTACGCTACGGCAAATGTCATTGACGTTTTTATCCGGAAACTGCTGTCTGGCTTTTTTGATTTCATAATTAGCCTGACGGGCAATGCTGCGAAGGGCGTTATTATGTTCTATTGTCATATTGGCCTCACACTTCGAATGCCAGTTGAGGGGTAAAGACGTCCCGTTCAGCGTTGTAATTAAGTGAACTGGCACTGTTGAATGATTCAATGCGTTCCACAAGAACTTGCGTACGGGTTTCTTTACTTGCGGGAGCATATGGCGAACCTACCCAGGATTTGTCGATGCCTATATTTCTTGCGACGTTCGTGCTGTCTGCAGACGAAAGCGGTACATGAGTAAAAATGTCTTTATTTAACATCCGTAACCCATGAATCTTGGTGATTGGGTAGCCGTACTGATCTACAACATGACGTATAAGATCGCGTAGTTTAGCCCGACACGCTCTCGGTCGTTTTGCATCGTATTCCCCCATCGAGCCGATGCAGACGCGGGGAAACTCATGGCACAGACGAATAAATCGCTCATCTGGTTCGTTCATGTGCCACACCGGAGCACCAATAAATTTACCGTGAGGCCATGCCGCAATCAGGGCGTCATTCTCTTCACTGGTTCCGCCGATAACATCCGGGATAACCGCGAATGAGAAACGAGGGTGATTACCCCAGCGTTCAACAAATCTGTAATATTCATTCCAGTCTATGGCCTTGTTTTTTGTCCAGAATGTGAATGCACCATTATCAAGAGCAAATGATTGGGTGACTTCGGAAGCCAGATCAATCTGAGCTGGATTAGCAAAACTGATGAATGCGTGTCTGCCTTTCCAGGCTTTCAACGCACAGGTATCGGGAGTTATTGGACCACCGTGAAAATGAATCATACACTCTCCCGTTTATTATTTATCTCCTCAGCCAGCCGCTGGGCTTTCAGCGGATTTCGGATAACAGAAAGGCCGGGAAATACCCAGCCTCGCTTTGTAACGGAGTAGACGAAAGTGATCGCGCCTACCCGGATATTATCGTGAGGATGCTTCATCGCCATTGCTCCCCAAATACAAAACCAATTTCAGCCAGTGCCACGTCCATTTTTTCGATGAACTCCGGCACCATCTCGTCAAAATTCGCCATGTACTTTTCATTCCGCTCAATCACGACATAATGCAGTCCTTCACGCTTCATCCGCGGGTCATAGTTGGCAAAGTACCAGGCATCTTTTCGTGTCACCCACATGCTGTACTGCACCTGGGCCATGTAAGCCGATTTTATGGCCTCGAAACCACCGAGCCGGAACTTCATGAAATCCCGGGAGGTAAACGGGCATTTCAGCTCAAGGCCATTGCCGTCACTGCATAAACCATCGGGAGAGCAGGCGGTGCGCATACTTTCGTCGCGATAGATGATCGGGGATTCAATAACATTTACGCCGGAAGTGAACTCAAACACGGTTCTGGCGTCGTTCTCGTACTGTTTTCCCCAGGCCAGCGCTTTAGCGTTAACTTCCGGAGCCACACCGGTGCAAACCTCAGCCAGCAGGGTGTGGAAGTAGGACATTTTCATGTCAGGCCACTTCTTTCCTGATCGGGGCTTTGCTATCACGTTGTGAACTTCTGAAGCGGTGATGACGCCGAGCCGTAATTTGTGCCATGCATCATCCCCCTGTTCGACAGCTCTCACGTCGATCCCGGTACGCTGCAGGATAATGTCCGGTGTCATGCTGCCACCTTCTGCTCAGTGGCTTTCTGTTTCAGGAATCCAAGAGCTTTCACTGCTTCGGCCTGTGTCAGTTCTGACGATGCGCGAATGTCGCGGCGAAATATCTGGGAACAGAGCGGCAATAAGTCGTCATCCCATGTTTTATCCAGGGCGATCAGCAGAGTGTTAATCTCCTGCATGGTTTCATCGTTAACCGGAGTGATGTCGCGTTCTGGCTGACGTTCTGCAGTGTATGCTGTATTTTCGACAATGCGCTCGGCTTCATCCTTGTCATAGATACCAGCAAATCCGAAGGCCAGACGGGCACACTGAATCATGGCTTTATGCCGTAACATCCGTTTGGGATGCGACTGCCACGGCCCCGTGATTTCTCTGCCTTCGCGGGTTTTGAATGGTTCGCGGCGGCATTCATCCATCCATTCGGTAACGCAGATCGGATGATTACGGTCCTTGCGGTAAATCCGGCATGTACAGGATTCATTGTCCTGCTCAAAGTCCATGCCATCAAACTGCTGGTTTTCATTGATGATGCGGGACCAGCCATCAACGCCCACCACCGGAACAATGCCGTTCTGCTTATCAGGGAAGGCGTAAATTTCTTTCGTCCACGGATTAAGGCCGTACTGGTTGGCGACGATCAACAATGCGATGAACTGCGCATCGCTGGCATCACCTTTAAATGCCGTCTGGCGAAGAGTGGTGATCAGTTCCTGTGGGTCGACAGAATCCATGCCGACACGTTCAGCCAGCTTCCCTGCCAGCGTTGCGAGTGCTGTACTCATCCGTTTTATACCTCTGAATCAATATCAAACTGGTGGTGAGCAATGGTTTCAACCATGTACCGGATGTGTTCTGCCATGCGCTCCTGAAACTCAACATCGTCATCAAACGCACGGGTAATGGCTTTTTTGCTGGCCCCGCAGCGTTGCAAATGATCGATACAGAGTGATTCAAACAGGTGCTGTGGAAGACCTTTTTCCATGTCGTCTGCCAGTTCTGCCTCTTTCTCTTCACGGGCGATCTGCTGGTAGTGACGTGCCCAGCTCTGAGCCTCAAGACGATCCTGAATGTAATAAGCGTTCATGGCTGAACTCCTGAAAATGGCTGTGAAAATATCGCCTGCGAAATGCCAGGCTGATTAGGAAAACAGGAAAGGGGGGTTAGTGATTCAGGCCGTTACCGCGTCCGTCGAGAAAAACTTCCACGAGCAAATCACGGGTATAAGTGCGCTCGATGCCGCGATGCAGATATAGCCGTCCGCGTAAATTAGCTGATGCAGTCCAGGTACCATCTTTGTGTTTGACCAGCATTCCTGGCATGACCGCACCTCAATTAACGGTCTGCATTCCGTAATGTTGATGAACCATAAAAACTCCTGCCCGTAAGCTGGGCTGCTGAACATATAGAGACTTCTGCGCGTATTCAGGCGGTGGATGGCCGCCGGTTGTCATAACTAAGCCGCCTCGTTGAAGCGACTGAGGTATGAAATGTTGAGTTAATTTCAGCTGGTCACACCGACGTTCACGCGTCCGTTTCACCCCTCGCACTCCCCGAAGCCTGCTGAAATTCAAACTGCGGATCTAAGCGGTCATCGCAACGGTGAATCAGGTAGTTGCCGTATCGTTGTGTTGTTGCGATGAACTTATTTAAAACTACAGTTGTTTTATCGTCAACAACAAAAGTTGTTTTATTGGTTGTTTTAGATATAACTGGTTGTATTTAGGATGGATTTATTTTGTGACTTGAATCGCATAGCGATAACTGAAGCGAGGTTATGGTGGTTTTTTTAACGGTGTGTGTGATGAGGGGGGGGGCAAAAGAAAACCCGGCACGGTGACCGGGATTCTTACGCCGTTAGGTAAAGATATTATTGCGGTGGCTTAATATTACTACCTAGAGCAAAGATAGGAATTAGTTCTTTACTGAATGAGCACAATGCCCAGTTGATAATTTTTAATTGGTACTACCCATGCTTCCTATATGTCTGCGGCATGCTCCCAATAACCTTACCGAAGATGAACACCCGGTTCATCTCGTCTTTCTCGATCGGGTCCCACGGTGAGTAGCTTTTGTTATCAGAGATGACCAGCAGCTTATCCTTCATCATTTGCAGGCGCTTTACATGGGCTGTGTCGTCGTACAGAAACGCATAGATACCATCACCGTCGAAAGATTTAACTGTGATATCAACGAACAGCAGATCACCTGGTTCGATCGTTCCTGACATGCTGTCACCACGCACGTTAATGATGCGGATATTTTCCGCCTTCCTACCATCGAACATGTGACGAGCATCGTCAAACGAGTACTCAACCGAGCGTAGAACTTCTACAAACTCACGGTTGATGACTCCCGGCCCAGCACTGACTTCTATATCAAGAACGTCAATCTTGAAGTATTTGGAATGGCTGACAGTTGATTGTATTGGTTGCACTGTACTGTCTGACATATTTCCAACGCCAGAAGATAACCATTCTGCGCGCACACCCAAAGCGTTCGCGATCTCCACGATTTTAGTTGTTTGATTAGCTTTCCCTGTTTCGATTTTCTGAATAGCAGCCTGGCTAACCCCGACCAAATCCCCAAGCGCCTTTTGTGTAAGGCCTCGCGCTAATCTGGCTTCTTTAAGTCTTTCTGAGAGTGTTGTTTTCATAGTCCAAATGTACAACCAAGGTTTTATTCCATCAAACGAAAATGGTTGTTGACTAAAAACAACCATGGTTTTAATCTTGATTCAAATTAACCACGGAGGTTGTTATGAACCCAGCTATCAAAACAGCGATCAATATCGTTGGTTCACAAAAGAAACTGGGCGCTGCTTGCGAAGTTTCACAGCAGGCCGTCTATAAGTGGCTTCACAACAAAGCAAAGGTATCCCCTGAACATGTCGGCAGCATTGTTACGGCTACTGGTGGAGTAGTGAAGGCATACCAGATTCGCCCGGATCTTCCGAAGTTGTTTCCACACACCGAAAAGAACGCAGCTTAAATTTCCATTTCACGCTCTTTAACAATAAGCAATCAACTTAACAGTCAATTCAAACTAAAGGAGTCAATTATGCAACCACTTACATACCAACAGACTAGCGGATTTAGCCCGACTGCGGTGATAAATCGTTCTCAAACAAAACAGGTGCCAGGCCACGAAAAGATCCGTGATGCCGTCCGCGCCTGGTCGGCTGTAGATAATCAGGATGTCGTTGCCACACTCATTGTGAATGAGTATCGGGAGCAGGGCGGCGGCACCATCGATTTCCCTGATGATGTCAGCCGTGCACGCCAGAAGCTGTTCCGCTTCCTCGATAACAAATTCGATTCTGAAAAATACCGAAATAACGTGCGTGAACTGACCCCGGCAATTCTGGCGGTACTACCGCTGGAATATCGCGGTTACCTGGTTGAGCAGGATAGCTTCATGGCTAGGTTGGCTGAAATGGAAAAGGAACTCAGTGAGGCAAAACAGGCTGTCATTCTCAACGCACCACGCCACCAGAAACTGAAGGAAATTAGTGAAGGTATTGTGTCGATGTTTCGTGTGGACCCAGATCTGGCTGGTCCATTGATGGCGATGGTTACTACCATGCTGGGGGCGATATGACAGGTTCAGAAATGGCGAAAGCCGGTCTGCTGGAACAGAACCGACTTTCAGGTGCAAACCGTAACACACTCATTGCGGGAGGAATTATGGCAAACACTGCTGAGATATTCAATTTTCCAGTGCCGGATGTGGCACAAAAGGAGCCGCGCGTGGCAGATCTCGATGATGGTTATACGCGCATTGCAAATGAGTTGCTGGAAGCTGTGATGCTGGCCGGATTAACACAGCACCAGCTTCTGGTCTTCCTGGCTGTCATGCGCAAAACATATGGCTTTAATAAAAAACTGGATTGGGTGAGCAACGAGCAACTTTCCGAGTTGACCGGGATATTGCCGCACAAGTGTTCTGCTGCAAAAAGTGTTCTGGTAAAGCGTGGGATTTTTATTCAGAGCGGGCGGAATATCGGCATTAATAATGTGGTCAGTGAATGGTCAACATTACCCGAATCAGGTAAGAAAAATAAAGTTTACCTGAAAGAGGTAAATTTACCTGAATCAGGTAAGAAAAGTTTACCCAAATCAGGTAAAGACGTTTACCCGAATCAGGTAAACACAAAAGACAAACTAACAAAAGACAATATAAAACCTTTTTCGTCCGAGAATTTTGGCGAATCCTCTGACCAGCCAGAAAACGATCTTCCTGTGGTGAAACCGGATGCTGCAATTCAGAGCGGCAGCAAGTGGGGGATCTGAATGGAGCGTTAATGATGCAGCGGATATCATCAGGTGCCTAGTACGGGTGATGGAGATCATCAAGCAGGATAGCCAGCAGAAAGAAGGTAATCAGGCATTAATGTTGAAACAGTACTTTGTTAATCTGCTAATAATGGAACTGTACGAGGAAGTTCATAACGGTGATGCGGCTGATTCTGTTTTTAAAAGTACGGAACCTACACAAGTACTTGATAACTTATGGAGCAAATGGCAGGAGGCTATAGCTATTTTTGATATTTGGAATTACCCAGTTGCGACTGAGGAAGACTTGGCAGACTAATTTTCAGCACATTTGATTTCCAATAATCAACCAGCCATAATCATGCCATTGGAGCCTGAACAACTCCGGTGACTTCTGCGCTAAACGGGGACGTTTATGCGCACATACAATCCAACCTATCTTCTCCATTCACAGATGCAGAAATGCACCTGCGTTTTTTTGCATCCAACGTTTGACCTCTGCGGAGGTGAAGCGTGAACCTCCCACAAGACGGTATCAAATTGCATCGCGGTAACTTCACCGCTATCGGTCAGCAGATCCAGTCTTATCTGGAGGACGGCAAATGCTTTCGCATGGTGCTTAAACCGTGGCGCGAAAGACGCAGTCTTTCCCAGAATGCACTCAGCCACATGTGGTACAGCGAAATCAGCGAGTACCTCATCAGCAGGGGGAAAACGTTCGCTACTGCAGTATGGGTAAAAGATGCACTCAAACACACATACCTCGGTTATGAAACCAAGGACTTGGTTGATGTCGTAACCGGCGAAATCACTACTATCCAGTCGTTACGCCATACCTCCGATCTTGATACCGGAGAGATGTATGTCTTCCTGTGTAAGGTTGAAGCCTGGGCGATGAATATTGGCTGCCACCTGACTATTCCGCAGAGCTGCGAGTTCCAGCTGCTGCGCGACAAGCAGGAGGCGTAATGGCTACACCGCTTATTCGGGTCATGAACGGACACATCTACAGAGTACCAAATCGTCGTAAGCGTAAACCGGAGCTGAAGCCTTCCGAAATACCAACACTGCTCGGATATACCGCCAGCCTGGTTGATAAAAAATGGTTGCGACTGGCAGCAAGGAGGAATCATGGCTGATTTGAGAAAAGCAGCGCGTAGTCGGGAATGCCAGGTAAGAATCCCTGGCGTATGTAATGGCAACCCTGAAACGTCTGTACTGGCACATATCCGGCTGACTGGATTGTGCGGCACCGGTACCAAACCGCCAGACCTGATTGCCACCATTGCATGTTCTGCCTGCCACGACGAAATCGACCGCCGCACACATTTTGTCGATGCTGCATATGCAAAAGAATGCGCGCTGGAAGGTATGGCGAGAACACAGGTTATCTGGCTGAAAGAGGGGGTTATTAAGGCGTGAATACCTACAGCATCACATTACCCTGGCCTCCGAGCAATAATCGCTATTACCGCCATAATCGCGGGCGCACGCACGTCAGCGCAGAGGGGCAGGCATACCGCGATAACGTCGCCCGAATCATTAAAAACGCAATGCTGGATATCGGCCTGGCTATGCCTGTGAAAATCCGCATTGAGTGCCACATGCCGGATCGCCGTCGCCGTGACCTGGATAATCTGCAAAAAGCCGCTTTTGACGCACTCACTAAAGCAGGTTTCTGGCTGGATGATGCTCAGGTCGTTGATTACCGTGTTGTGAAGATGCCTGTTACCAAAGGTGGGAGGCTGGAACTGACCATCACCGAAATGGGGAATGAATGATGTTTGAGTTTTATATGGCAGAACTTCTTCGCCACCGCTGGGGGCATCTGCGCTTATATCGTTTCCCCGGTTCTGTTTTGACCGATTACCGAATACTGAAGAATTACGCCAAAACCCTGACAGGAGCAGGAGTATGAAGCCAGAGATAACAATCAACTAATACTGTTTTATTGATTTTTGCTTGTAATTGGCGTTCTGGTCTGATTTTTGTGGAGTAAGTTGATGCGTGATATTCAGATGGTTCTTGAGCGTTGGGGAGCGTGGGCGGCTAATAATCATGAAGATGTGACCTGGTCGTCCATTGCCGCCGGTTTTAAGGGATTAATTCCTTCAAAAGTAAAATCTCGCCCGCAATGTTGTGACGATGACGCGATAATCATTTGCGGGTGCATGGCCCGTCTGAAAAAGAACAACAGCGATTTGCACGATTTATTAGTAGATTATTATGTAGTCGGTATGACATTCATGTCACTGGCAGGTAAGCATTGCTGCTCTGATGGTTATATCGGGAAAAGGTTACAGAAGGCTGAGGGTATAATTGAAGGGATGTTAATGGCATTAGATATCCGGTTAGAGATGGATATCGTTGTTAATAACTCTAATTAATATGCCAATTGTTTACTAAAAATTATTAAAAATGGGGCGTTGAGACGCCCCCAAAAATAAAGGGTAATATATAACAGAAGGTTTATATAGTTAGAAGCAAGTTTGTGCTCATAAAGGAAGTGGTTTGAGGGAGCCATTTATATGTGGGGGAGGAAAAGCCCCCCGCAACATATCTTTTAGTAATCAAATTAGAACTGGTAAACCATACCTACAGCAACGATATCATCGGTAGCAACGCCAGATGCTTTCGTGAAATCGCTCTTATCAATCAGGTTGATTTTGTAATCAACAAAAGTGGACATATTTTTGTTGAAGTAATAGGTTGCACCTACATCAATATATTCAACCAGGTCCTGATCACCCCACGCACCCAAGTCTTTTCCTTTAGATTGCAGGTAAGCAACGGACGGACGCAGACCGAAGTCGAACTGATATTGTGCAACTACTTCGAAGTTTTGTGCTTTGTTGGCAATATGGTTATTACCAAAAACAGTCATGTTCTGGGTTTCAGAATAGGTGGTAGCCAGATAGATGTTGTTCGCATCATATTTCAGACCAGCTGCCCATACTTCAGCATTTTGACCAGATGCATTCAGGCTGTTGTTACCGTAGATAACCTGATTATTAGTGCGGTCAGATTTAGCATAGGTTGCACCTACACCGAATCCTTCATACTCATAAGTAGTGGAGAAACCGAAACCATCACCATTAGCTTCAGTTACGTCAGTGCGGTCATTTTTACCCTGATACTGAGCAGCAAAGTTCAGACCATCAACCAGACCAAAGAAGTCATTGTTACGATAAGTTGCAACACCTGTGGTGCGACCAGTCATGAATACATCTGTTTGGGTCCAGGTATCGCCACCGAATTCTGGCAGAACGTCGGTCCATGCACCAATATCGTATGCTACACCGTAGTTACGGCCATAATCGATGGAGCCGTAGTCACCGAATTTCAGGCCAGCGAAGGCAAGACGGGTTTTATCTTTGGAGGAACCTTGAGATTCAGCGCGGTTGCCTTTGAATTCATATTCCCACTGACCGAAACCAGTCAGTTGATCGTTGATTTGGGTTTCACCTTTGAAGCCAAGACGGGCATAAGTAGTATCACCATCATCTGCATCATTAGAGGAGAAGTAGTGCTTAGCATTAACTTTCCCGTACAGATCCAGCTTGTTACTGTCTTTATTATAAATTTCAGCTGCCTGAGCAGACATCGCCATCAGTACTGATGCAGTTACAGCAGAAATTGCCACTGTTAATTTTTTCATCGTGAGCCCTTTTTTTGAACTATTATTAAAAAATGATGTCACTGCGCGATAAATATTCATCTAATCAATGTGATTATTTCAAGATGTAAGTTTTGGTTTCTCATTTGATTTGTGAAGTAGATCTCTATTTTTATCTGAACTTTTTCTATCGAATCCTATTCATGGCTCTTGGCTGAATAAAAATAAATCTATTAGCCAATTTATATTAATGGCTGTTATTTATAAGTGCTCTATAATTTGAAGGTTCAATTTAAATCGGCTAAAAATAACGCTGGAAATTATTTGTTGGTTATTTGTTGAGATTTGCTTATGTATTTGTAGTGGTGTTTTCAATACTCGGTAGCATTCTCGCAAATATCATTTAGTGGTTTACGTACGTAAAAAATTGGTTATGCTGTTAAGAGTGGTTACTTCGTCACACAGCTTAAACCCGCCGTCGAGCGGGTTTTTCCATTTTTTGAGTCTCGATATTAGCTGATAACCCAATACCTGAGTTATTCACTGACTCCGAGTCTGTTACGTTTCGTAGTATTCCCTCAATTTACACCCGCTTTGTCTGCGAGGTGGGGTTATGAAATCCATGGATAAGTTAACAACGGGTGTCGCCTATGGCACCTCAGCAGGTAGTGCCGGGTACTGGTTTTTACAGCTGCTAGATAAAGTCACGCCCTCACAGTGGGCGGCAATTGGAGTGCTGGGTAGCCTGGTATTTGGCCTGCTGACGTACCTGACAAACCTTTATTTCAAGATTAAAGAAGATAAGCGCAAGGCTGCGAGAGGTGAATAATGCCTCCATCATTACGAAAAGCCGTTGCTGCTGCTATTGGTGGCGGAGCAATTGCTATAGCATCAGTGTTAATTACTGGCCCAAGTGGTAACGATGGTCTGGAAGGTGTCAGCTACATACCATACAAAGATATTGTTGGTGTATGGACTGTATGTCACGGGCATACAGGAAAAGACATCATGCTCGGTAAAACGTATACCAAAGCAGAATGCAAAGCCCTCCTGAATAAAGACCTTGCCACGGTCGCCAGACAAATTAACCCGTACATAAAAGTTGATATACCGGAAACAACGCGCGGCGCTCTTTACTCGTTCGTTTACAACGTGGGCGCTGGCAATTTCAGAACATCGACGCTTCTTCGCAAAATAAACCAGGGCGATATCAAAGGCGCATGTGATCAGCTACGTCGCTGGACATATGCTGGCGGTAAGCAATGGAAAGGTCTCATGACTCGTCGTGAGATTGAGCGTGAAATCTGTTTGTGGGGTCAGCAATGAACAGAGTAACCGCGATTATCTCCGCTCTGGTTATCTGCATCATCGTCTGCCTGTCATGGGCTGTTAATCATTACCGTGATAACGCCATTACCTACAAAGCCCAGCGCGACAAAAATGCCAGAGAACTGAAGCTGGCGAACGCGGCAATTACTGACATGCAGATGCGCCAGCGTGATGTTGCTGCACTGGATGAAAAATACACGAAGGAGTTAGCTAATGCGAAAGCTGAAAATGATGCTCTGCGTGATGATGTTGCCGCTGGTCGTCGTCGGTTGCACATCAAAGCAGTCTGTCAGTCAGTGCGTGAAGCCACCACCGCCTCCGGCGTGGATAATGCAGCCTCACCCGACTGGCAGACACCGCTGAACGGGATTATTTCACCCTCAGAGAGAGGCTGATCACTATGCAAAAACAACTGGAAGGAACCCAGAAGTATATTAATGAGCAGTGCAGATAGAGCTGCCCATATCGATGGGCAACTCATGCAATTATTGTGAGCAATACACACGCGCTTCCAGCGGAGTATAAATGCCTAAAGTAATAAAACCGAGCAATCCATTTACGAATGTTTGCTGGGTTTCTGTTTTAACAACATTTTCTGCGCCGCCACAAATTTTGGCTGCATCAACAGTTTTCTCCTGTCCAATTCCCGAAACGAAGAAATGATGGGTGATGGTTTCCTTTGGTGTTACTGCTGTCGGTTTGTTTCCAACAGTAAACGTCTGTTGAGCACATCCTGTAATAAGCATTGCCAGAGCGGCAGAAAACAACATTTTTTTCATCTTATTATCCTGCATTGTTAAAAACGGCAGAATCCTATGTGACAACAATTAAACGATAGTTAAATGGATTGATGAAAATTAAAACTATATAGGTGTACGGTCAGACTATTGGAGGTAGTCAGGATTTGAATGTCAGTCTGTTGTCGGCATTCTGGCAATGCAATTTGGATAAAGCGGGGATTAAAAAGATAGAGGCGAGCCGGTCAGGTAGAAATGAATCAGGCTCAAAGTGAAGCGGAAAAGGTCTGTGGCACAAGCTGATGCAGCCATAATTACAGCCTGATGATTTGTGGAATGAAACATGTTGAACCTCCTTAATTGATGTTATTCGAGTGATGAAGGCATTCTGTCCTTCTATAGTGTCCAGTAAATCAAACAGGAAACTTGTCCAACGTGTTGGACAAGCCTCTCCATTAGTGAGTTGTATTGATCACAACTCTACAAAGAATTCATTACTGGGTAGATGAAAATAGTTTCACGATGAATGGAGGAGGCTATGTCGGTGGCTTCTTCATTGGAGTATCCGCGAATGCCTGCAATGGATGATTGATGACGGCGTGGTGTCCCGTATTGATCTGGATATCCGCCGCACCGGGATTAATGAACTGGGTAACAGTATCACTCTCTGGCGTCGTGACGGACCGGTAATGATTTCTTTTGATGATCTGTGGAGTGCGATAACGCATGGCGGACAGTGAATTTCAGCGCCCGACGCTGGCAGAAAATATCAGTATGCTCCGTAACGATTTATTCGCCAGGCTGGACGTCAGCGACACGCTCCGGCGCATGGATGAAGACGTGCGGGCAAAGGTGTATGCGGCGGCGCTGCATACGGTTTACGGTTACATCGATTATCTGGCAATGAACATGCTGCCTGACCTGTGCGATGAGTCCTGGCTGGCGCGACATGCTGCGATGAAACGGTGTCCGCGCAAGGGGGCCACGGCTGCCAGCGGGTATATGCGCTGGGAAGGTGTCAGCGATGGCCTGAAGGTGACTGCCGGGAGTGTTATTCAGCGCGATGACCTGGTTCAGTACACGGCAACTGCCGATGCAACCAGCTCCGGTGGTGTCCTGCGCGTGCCGATCGCCTGCTCAAGTGCAGGCGCGGTCGGTAACGCTGACGACGGTACGTCATTAATCCTGGTCACGCCGGTGAATGGTCTGCCGTCTTCCGGCGTGGCAGACACTCTGACAGGTGGATTTGATACTGAAGAGCTGGAAACGTGGCGCGCCCGCGTCATTGAGCGGTATTACTGGACGCCTCAGGGCGGGGCTGACGGGGACTATGTTGTCTGGGCTAAAGAAGTGCCAGGCATTACCCGTGCATGGACATACCGCCACTGGATGGGAACGGGGACTGTCGGTGTGATGATTGCCAGCAGTGACCTGATTAATCCCATTCCGGAAGAATCAACGGAAACGGCGGCAAGACAACACATTGAGCCACTGGCCCCGGTGGCAGGCTCTGATTTGTATGTATTCAGGCCGGTGGCGCATAAAGTGGATTTTCATATCCGCGTGACGCCGGACACACTGGAAATACGGGCTGCCATCACCGCCGAGTTGCGTTCGTTCCTGCTGCGTGATGGTTATCCGGAGTAATCCATGCATCGTATAGATACGAAAGACAGCTATTAATTAATCAGGCCAACGAATACATGAACAGTAAACAATGGCCCGGTAAAACCGCTATTGGTCGTCTGAAAGGCGAGGAACTGGCGCAATATAATTCGTGGCTGGATTATCTGGACGCACTGGAGCTGGTTGATACCTCCAGTGTGCCAGATATTGAATGGCCTACGCCTCCGGCAGTTCAGGCCAGATGACATCAGGCGCGGTGCTGGTATCAGTTGCCGTCACCGCGTCAATGTAATCCAGCACAGCGTTAAGGCTGGTTGTTTCTGCCTGCGTCAGTTTACGTCCGGCCTGCAATTTCAGCTGAATCAGACTGATTGAAGCCATTGCAGTATCAATCAGTGACTGGCGCTGTGCTTCTGCTGCATCTACTGCGGCGCTATGCTGTGCTTCGGTATCCGTCACCCATTTCTCACCATCCCATTTATCGTATGGCGTTAACGGGGCGATAGTGGTTGTATTATCAGGGTAATCACCCGGAGCTGTGATTTCTTTTGACTCTCCCGTTTTGGTGCTATAGACGATTTCACCGCGATGGTCTGGCACATATTCCCATGAGTTAAAATTTGCAGAACGACAGATAGCATAACCCGCCTTATGTGTGCCAGGGGCATCTAAACAGGAATATGCAGGAATACCGACACCAATGGCAAGATATTCAGTTGATGCTGAAATATATTCCTGCGTCTCACTATCATAGTTATAAACGGTAATATCCCCCGACTTTGTAGCAATAAGCTCACTATTTAATATTGCTTTATCCATTATGCTGCTCTCACGATATAGTTAAATGCAATGTTTCGAGGGCGATTCTCTGATGCTGTTGGTACAACCCTGGATGCATCAAAACTGAATCCTGTGTAAGGGGTATTTTTTGTTTCATATGTGCCTAGGTTATTATAGATATTTCGCGTAGCTTGAGATGCTAAGGCAAAAGCACCAGTACCAGTCTGTAACCTGAAAGTTGCTGTATCAATGGTGCCTTTAACTTCATTTATAAATCCTGTTATATTCCGAATGGTATCTCCCTGTGACGAAAGCAAGCTACGGTTAGTATCAATCCCTCTTCCATCATCCCAGCCACGAATAAACTCACCGCGTAAATCAGGCAATTTATTTGTCGGGTAAACCTTTGCCAGTTCCGGGTATTCTTCAGCAGAAAAAGCCGCCCCGTTGCATTTCAGCCAGCCTGTTGGCGGAGTGGCGGAAGGCCACGGAACAGGCACGCCAACGGGTAATGCCGAACCTTCTCCCAAACCAACGTTTATGAAAATGCAGAAATAACGAGCAAATGGCAT